ACAAACGTAAGGAGATAAGATCATGCCAGATGTAACAGTAGAATTTACAGATGCACAATGGACAAGGGTAGTAGCCGCTTCACCCGGTCTAAAACGTGTAGATGAGGTCGGGGATGTAGATGCGGCTTACGTAGCTGCTAAATGGAAAGCCATGCTAAGTAGCTGGGTAAAGGAATACGAACGGAAGCAAGCTTCAATATCTGATTTCTAATGAAGTTTAAAAATAGAGTTGTCCGTTTACGCAAGAACAATCCGTTTATGCGTGTCTCGGAGATAGCGGTGGAGCTAGGTGCCACAAAGCAAAGGGTGTGGAATGTTTTAAACCGTAGGGACTTAGACACAAATCCACCCAAACTTAAACCACTTCTTTACTGCTTAGTTTGTGATACCGCAATAATAAACAAGCAGAAGAAACGCCCTTTATGCTCTAAAGACTGTGCAACTAGATATAGGTACATAAAACTGTCCTGTGACTATTGCACTTCGACCGTTTATAGGTTAAAATCAGAAGTGCGCCGTGCCCAAGACTTGAAATATAGACACGCATTCTGTAACATGCGATGTTGCAACAAATACAGGAAGGAGCAGTACATTGGAAATTGATGACGCTTTAATTAAACAGTGGGAACCTAAAATAACTAGAATGACATCAACGTACACAATTGCTGGACTTCACAGAGACGATTTAGCACAAGAGTTGCGTATATGCATTTTAAAGGCAGCTAAAAAGTTCGACCCAAGTAGAAATGTCACTTTCCACACCTACCTACATACAACTATGGTAAACACGATCCGCACTTTAGCAACTAAATCTAAACGTAACCTTAATAATGAAGCCTCCTATTTAGGGCAAAGTTTTGGCGCAGATACATCACCGGGAGATTCCCCGAACAAAGCCCTCTCGCAAGAACTTCTTTTACAGGAACCTAAAGACTGGCTAGAACTAGTAGAAGTAAAAGATTTAATAGTTTCTTTCAAGCTAACCGAACCAGAGATAGCGTTTCTAGTTCTGCGCCAATCAGGGCACTCTCTAAAAGAAATCCACGCAAAGTTCGAGACAAGGTTTCCTACTAACTCATTATCGTCAGTGAGGGAACATGTTAAACAAAAATTCCTTCAGTATAGAGTTTAAAAACTCCCCCACGCTGTATAAAGTATTCAGCCACTTTTATAAAGAAAAGTTTAACACCGACTATAAAAGCCCAACATTTATAGGGCGTGAAACTAAAGCCCTGAAAGAAGCGATTGCATCCTTTGGGTTCAACTCGTTAGTAGGGGCTTTTTACGGAGGGGTGAAAAGGGGTCATAAAGACGTACACATAATGTATGTTCTGGGCGGAATAGATTCCTACTTACCTACTTGCCAACGTACAGACCTGTATGCTAGTGTATTACTATACGGAGATTCTAAAATTAGACATCTTTGGAGAACTGTCATACATTGGAAACTAAGTGGTTCCCAACTGCATCAGACAAACAGAAATTAGCGAAAGCTATCGAGACGCTGGAGAAGTGGAATGACATCAATTGACAAAGCAAAAGAGATACCCTACACTGACTTAACAAGTCGTGCTGCACCGCAAGAAGGGCTCCTCCGAGTAGTTTCTCAAAACTCTAAGCTACGGAAAACTTGGGTGCTTGGAACGTATAAAACATACGTAGAGGCCAAATCGGTAGCAGATAAAGCCTCAGAACAATCAGGAATATCCGTGTTCGTGCATAACGCTTACGGTCGAATTCTATACTCAGTGAAGGATTAGAACAGAATGAACAGTGATAGCTTTAATTTTATAGAGTCCGCCTTAATTTTTAATTTGTGTGACACCGCCAACTATAAAGCTTTCAGGCACCCCCAAACCGATTTTGTTGTGCATAAAGACGCTTATATGTTTTTACAGCAGTACTTAGATGAGTACAGGGATTTCCCTACTCACGCCGTGCTTCTTGAGGAGTTCTCTAAACTTAGAAAAGATGCGTCCACAGTAGAATTTTCCTATGCTCAAGATGAGTTCAAGAAGCAGGTACTATTCAGGAAAGTGGTGTCAGCCTTTTCGGGTAATAAAGAAGAACTTAGCGAAAACCCTAAGAAAGCAATGGGTAAAATCCTTCACGATCTAAATGATATAGAAGTTCTCTATGATGAAGATGTTCAGGAATACGACACGGGCGACTTAGACAGGCTAGAGGATTGGAAAGAACGCCGTGATTTACGTAAGCTGGGCGAAGGTCTTATTGGGATAAAAACACCGTTTAAATCAATCAATTCTACGGGAGTGGGGTGGCAGCCGGGAGACCTCATCTCCGCATTTGCACGACCGACTGTAGGGAAGACATGGATGTGCGTAGATATCGCAGCAACGGCTACACTCAACGGGTACAAGACACTTCTTGTATCTACCGAAATGACTAAAAAATCTATTGATATGCGTATGGATGTAGTTATGGGTAATAAGAGCGGGTACAAACTGTCTCACAGGGCTTTGAGAACGGGCAGCCCAATTGACGAAGAGAAGTATGCTGATTTTCTAACCGAGGTAAACAAAAAGAACTTATTGATCTGCGACCATATCAGCGGGGAAGATAGCATCTCTTTACATAGCATAGCTAATCTAATAAGAAAACACGCACCAGATATTACAGTGATTGACGGTGTTTATCTTATATCCACAGCGTCGAAGAACACGGCTTCATGGGAACAGAACCACAGCCTATTCTATGGTCTTAAAAACTTGGCTTTATCTCAAGACACTACTATTGTGGTATCTACTCAGGCTACGAGAGACGCATCAAATATGTTTGCGCCTCCCCGTGCCGACCAAGTAGCCTTTGGGGACGCTCTTATCCGTGCTTCTGACGTTGCTCTTTCCATGTGTATGGTAGAGGATGCTGATAATCTTAGATCAGTCCAATTTCAGAAGTACCGGGACGGGGACTTACCTGCCGATATGTGCACCTTTTTGTGGAATGTTGACGAGGGTGAAATAAAAGAAGTAGACGACGTTTTTTAGGAGGAAAGAAATGCAAGTATTGACATGGTTTAAGAGAAATGACGATGACGTTATCATCAAGACCGCCAAGAGTAAAGGTCCGGGGAATCCGTACCTATCTATTACGGTAGCTGATGTCCGCAAGGGCAAGATTACTGACTCTAACGGTTACGAGAATGAGGTGGTTCTGTTTGTTCGAGCTAACAAAGTAGAACGTAACGGGCGTAAGTAATGCTTGATTGGTCAGCCGTCTTGCTGAAGGCAGGGCTAAATACCCCAGTAGGGGTAGAGCAGTTCACTATAAGGTGTCCGTTTCATACTGACCAACATGATTCATGCTCAATTAACACTGAAACAGGTTTATGGATATGCTTTCGGGGGTGCGGTCAAGGGAGTCTAAAGTCTTTTCTACGAAGGTACCTGAATTTATCAGGCGCTCAAGTAGATAAGTTCATAGGAGATCATGAGGTACTAATAGACACCTCATTCTTCGATGATGTAAAGCTTGAACCACCCACACTTCCGGAAGTGCAATTCCCGTACAACACTAGTTTTGTGCCTGACTGGGTTTTTAACAGGCAGTTCACAGTTAAAACTCTAAGGCGTTGGGAGTGTGGTATTACTGGGCAGGATGGGTTAGCTTTCCCTATACGGGACGAACTAGCCCGTACTGTTGGGTGGGCGGTCAGGCGTAAGCGGGGGTTCCCAAAATACCTTTATAATCAGTCATTGAAAAAGTCTAAGTTACTATTTGGTGGGCACTTGATAAACGAGGCTCCCCTTATATACGTAACGGAAGGCCCATTAGATGCTATGTGGTTAGACCAGTACGGTTACCCTGCGGTAGCTATACTGGGTGCTTCTATGTCGAAAGCACAGGCGTCTTTACTACAGGACTTTTCAGTAGGCGAGGTAGTTTTATGTTTTGACAATGACGAAGCCGGTCAGATTGGGCTAGATAAGGCATTGACAGTCCTAGGGGACGGGGTTAGAGTTTCTTATGTAAAGATTCCAGAACCTTATAAGGATGTACAAGACATACGAGAGTATGCTACCCTTGACAGGGTTCTAAAAGATAGAAATTATTGGTAAAGGAGAAACCTATGGTAGGTATCGGTGGGATACAGAATAGAATAGATAAGCGTACTTCGTCGGAAACTTCGATGGAGCAACGTAAAGAGCTTTGGTTCAAAGACGGTGACCAAGCCTTTATGACCGTAGTAGCGTCTGGTGAGGAAGACGACCCGAAACTCGCAGACTACTGGATGTACACGTTCAACGAAGAAGGTCGATGGAACAGTGTCCTTGGTGGAGCGAACGGCCCTCTATCCACAGTACCAGAAGGCACTCGCCCTTCACACAGGTTCGGGTTCTGGGCGTACGTACACGACGTCCTTCATACAGACCGCAGGGTGGACACATGGGAAGCCGTCGAAGGCCCCGCTGGGCGCAAGTTGTACCGAGAGACTATAGAGGACTTCAAAGTTATTCCTCTTGCCTTCGGTCGTAGTAACTACATCTGGAACCAGCTTGTAGATGTGTACAATGACTGGGGCTGCCTAGACAAGGGTGTAGTACGAGTTCGTCGCACAGGTTCAGGAATGCAAGACACTTCATACACGGTAGTAGTAAGCCCTAGGGAATTAGATATTCCTAGTGACAGGCTTTCCGATTTGGATGACTTGGTTCCAGTAATGGATTACATGAATGAGCGGTACGGGATTTCTGAAAAGAAAGACTCCCCTGATGAAGTAGCGGTGCCAGATACCGCAGTACGCATTTCCGCTGCTTCGGATGACGACCTACCCTTCTAGTGGTAGTTGTAAACGCAGAAGGCTTCGCAACCGCAATCGAGTATCTCTCACAACATGATGAGTGGATAGTTGATTGTGAAACCAACGGCCTGCAAGCCTTGCGTGGCAACCAATTGTGCGGTGTTGGGGTGGGGGCAGGGGGTAAAACCTTCTACTTCCCATTCCGACACCGCACTCTTGGGAGCAACCTAGATAGCGACCTACTGCCTAAACTTATGGAGGTGATGAACACCTGCAAAACAATAGTAGGCTACAACCTTAAGTTTGATTTAAAATTCCTAGAAAAAGACGGTTTAGTAGTACCAGACAAAGCGCTGATAGATGTCATTGTTATGGTTCGGCTTACCGAGAGCACAACAGTAACCACACTGAATCTCACGGATACGCTTATACGGCGGTATGGCCCTGAAGCAGGAGCCTACGACATTGAAACTAAGCAGATTCTACGTAAGAATAAGTGGTTTGTAGACTTCTCTTTATGCCCCCCTGACATCCTAGGCCCTTACTGCGAGAAGGACGTTGAAGGCACATACAGGCTATACGTAGATTGTAAAGACAAGATTCTTCGCAGCGGGCAGGAGAAAGTGTGGGGCTTAGAGATTGATCTAACTAAAGTCTTATACAAGATGGAATGTACAGGCGTGTCAATTGATAGTAAGTATGTTGAAAGTTCTTTAGTTAGAATAAATAAGCGTAGCGAGGAAGTTTTAAAGACTATCCATAGCATCGCAGGGGAAGAATTCAACGTAGCGAGTTCTGCTCAGGTAGGCCAAATCTTCGCTAAGCTAGGCATACGCTCACCGCAGAAAACTACCAAAGGTGCTGACTCTTGGGCAGAAGGGGCGCTAGTTCAGGTAAACCACCCTTTAGCGGGTTGGATTAGGCAGTACCGAACTCTTCTAAAGCTGGCCTCAACTTATATCGAACCGTACAGAGCTCTTGACACTATGCATACAACTTATGCAAATTGGGGCACTGTTACAGGGAGACTTTCATCAAGGGAGCCTAACCTACAAAATATCCCACGAAACCACTTCAAGTTACATGATGTCGAATTCAACACTGATGCCGAAATAGCGGAGATTCAGGGCAGGGTAGATGCGATAATAGCCGCCAAAGGCCAGAATACTTCTATGTCAGCTAAAAGTTTACGTAAAGATGTATTGCAAATATGGGGTTTTGTTGGTGATGAATCCCTAGACGAAAGTAACGACAAGCAGTTAGCTATCAGAAGGCTGTTCAAGCCTAGACCGGACCATTACCTAGTATCGTATGATTACTCACAAATGGAAGTCCGGATGTTTATGAACTACATAGACAACCCAGATATGCTTAACCTTATGAAACAAGGGGATGTGGACTTTCACGGGGAAGCGGCAAAGATAGCATTCAAGATAGACAAAGATCACCCAGAGTACAAGTTCTACAGGCAGCTAGCTAAAACCATAACCTTTGGAGTTATCTATGGCATCGGGAAAGATAAACTGGCTGGGCAGCTAAACACAAGCCCTAAAGAAGCTAGTAAATACAAGGCTGAGTACTTTAAGAATATTACGGGGTCTAAAAAGTTCTTCAATTCGGTAGTGCGTATGGTTGAGCAGAGGGGTTGGGTTAAGAGTAAATATAATCGAGTGTATAAGGTAGAGCGTAGCAAGGGTTACAAGGCGGTGAATTACCTAATCCAAGGGACTAGCGCCGACCTGCTAAGCGAGCGGATGATAGAAGTCCACAAATTTCTAACGGGCACAAAAAGTAATATGTTACTTCAGGTCCACGATGAAATTATATGTGAAATACATAAGGATGATGTATTGCTGATACCACAGATTCGTGATATACTTCAAGAGAATAGTTTAGGTATACCCCTTATGGTAGATATGGAACTGTGTGAACCGTCATGGGCTACCAAACACGATTTTGAAGTTATTGACGGTAGCCTTGTATATGAAAAGAAACCCCTTCCCCCAGTGACGGCGGGAGATTACCTAGAGTGGGGAGAGTCACCTGTAATAGCAGATAGAGAATTAGTCACTAGTTTAGATTGGAGTTAGTTATGGCAAAGGTTTCACAAGAATTGTCCTTCACAGTAAATTTGGGCGATTACAACAATGCTAAAGTTAGTTTAGGTATCCATGACATAGATACCGAAGATGATGTAGACAAGCAGTTAGATGAGTCGAAAGTAGCTTTAGGCAAAGCTTTTGTAAAGCTCTTTATGTTAGCAGACAAAGAACTTCAAAAGATTAAATATCCGCACGAAGGTTCAATAGATTAAGGGGGTGGTTGTAGTGACTACAGAAATTACACGAATGAGAGTACTAGAAGCGGTATTAGCCGAACGGGAACGTCAGGACGCTAAATGGGGTGACCAGAGAGGCAACTCAGATGAGCGATGGACAGTCATACTAACTGAAGAAGTTGGGGAAGTGGCTAGGGAAGTGTACGAAGAACGGAGTGCTGGAATGTTTGAGGAGGTTGTCCAGTGTGCGGCAGTAGCCTTTGCTTGGGCAGAAGCATACCTAAACAGGAATTCGGGGGTAGCGCTAGATGAAGAATAATGCAGCGGATTTGTTTGAAACACTACTAAAAGATAAAAACTTGGGGCTGTCCATCGGTAACGATGCAGCCTTAGAGTACGATAGGATATCTTTCGGAATCCCCCAACTAGACAAGATAACCAATGGCGGAATACCTAAGAAAAGATTCACTCTGATTTACGGCGGCTGGTCATCAGGTAAGTCGTACCTCTGCACCAAACTCAGTGAGACCGTACAGAAAGACAATGGAACTGTTTTATGGGTAGACACTGAGCAGTCATGGGACAGCGACTGGATGACCGCTTGCGGCCTTGACACCAATAGAATTCTTCTAAAGATACCCGACAATGCCGAAGATGCTTATAACGCTATGGCTGCGGGTATGAAGAACGGGGTAGACTTGGTAGTGCTTGACAGCGTTGCAGGGCTTATCCCAAGTGAGATTTTAAAACAGAAAGATATGTTTAGCTACAGCCCTATGGCGTGGCAATCAAGGTCATGGAACCAAGCCCTGATTCGGCTTCTCCCACTACTAAGGCACGGCTCTGCCCTTGTTGTTATAAACCAAGTGCGTGGGTCTATGGGGCCCGTAGCGGCGATAGAGACTATGCCGGGCGGGAAAGGTCAACAATTCTTTGCACACGGGGTACTAGAGACACGTAGAGGGGAATACATTAAAGACCCTAAAGGGAAGCGGTTAGGTTTCAATATTATTACATCCCTACAAAAAGACAAGTTCGGAGGCACTCGGTGGGAACAGGTTGAGACTCCGTTCAGAGTTGAGGGCGGCATAGATATAACCGAGACTTACCTGAGGGAAGCTTTGGAAGTAGGTCTCATAAACAAAAGCGGTGCGTGGTACACAAGCGACTTCTTTGGAGAAGAGACCATACAGGGTTTCGACAATCTTAGATTAGTAGCTGCTGCAAACCCTGATAATATGCAGAGGTTGGTAAGTGCCATACAGAAACGGGACTAAACAAGAGAAACTTGTACAGAGGTGTATAGAGGAGCTAGGTCTACGTTATGTTGAACAAGCTAAATTTGGGCAGTATGAGGTGGACTTTCTCCTCACAGAGTTAGATGTGGTGGTGGAGGCAGATGGGCCTTTTGGACACCTTGCTAAACGAGACGCTCGAAGAGATCAGGAC